TAATATTATAATAGATTTAATGAATAACAAAGAAGAAAAGGGAGGCAATGCTGAGCCGTATATATTTATAATAGATTTGGATGGAACTATAATAGGCGATTGTAATTATCAATGTGATTTGTATAATATTATAGAATTGGTAAAAAAATATAAGATGAAGGGGTTAAATAAATATACGGCACTATGTAATAAATATTTGAATGAAAGTTATTCGGATAAATCTCTATTAGTCCGACCGCATTTTTTCACATTTATTAATGCTATGAAAAAGCTGTATCCATCAAGCTATTTTTATATTTATACGGCTTCTGAGAAAAAATGGGCGAACAAAGAGATAGCTATAATAGAGAAACATAATAATTTTAAGTTTGACCGACCACTATTAACGCGCGATAATTGTATTATGGATAAATATGGAAATATAAAGAAATCTGTCGCAAAGATACTGCCTTTAATTAGTAAGACCATAAAGATACCAAATAATTATGATATTGGCAAGAGATTATTAATAATAGATAATAACCCGACATTTATAGATTATACAGAAAATTTATTGATATGTCCCTCGTATAATTATATGAAGTTTTATGATTTGCGAGAGACTTTGCCTAACTATTATAAATGCGAGGAGTTGAAAAGCTATATTAGCAGATTAATAAGGGAACAGAGACTTAGTAAGATATCAAAGAAGTCTGAAAACTTAGAGAAGACATACAAATGGCTATATAAAAAATGTAAGAAAATAAATAAATACAATTCCAAATATGAAGGCGATACATTTTGGAAAGACCTCGCTGTGCTTATAAAACATTACGGTATTACCTCATACAGTCCGAAAATAATAGCTGAAATCCAAAAAACTATCACAAAAAAATTAGATTCCTAAGCATAGACATAAAATGTACCTATGTACCTATGTACCTATGTACCTATGTACCTATATACATATAATGTTATGTAAGTTAGCTAATAAGGATATGTTGATATAATAATGATATTAGGATATTAGGATTAGGATTATGATATATGTCAGTTTCGATATTGGGGTTAAGAATCTTGCCCTATGTATATTAAGAAAAACCGAGATATTGGAGATATTGGAATGGCGTATCATAGAATTGGCTTCATCTAAGAAGGAGATTAAAGGAATTGATGATATATCTGAAAGAATATATATTGAGATGGATAATATAATTGGTGGGTTAAAAAATAGGGGTATCAATATGATAGATTATGTATTGATAGAGAATCAGCCTTCTAATTTAAACGGCATTATGAAAACTATCCAGCATATTATCTACGGTTATTTTAGTTTAATTAAATATTGGGATAAGGAGGTGGGCAATGTTGTTCTTGTAAATGCATCATTAAAAACTAAAAACCATATCTATGTTATAAATATGGAAGCGAATGCTGCGAAGCCTGGCGCAGGGACGGGAGCGGGCGATGGAGGAGAGGCGAGGAATAAGAAGGGATTTAGGAGGGATAAATATAAGAATAATAAGATGCTTAGTATTGAGTTGTGTCGCGAATATATTAGCGAGAACGAGCAATTAAAGAAGAGATTTAATGAAAACAAGAAGAAGGATGATTTGAGTGATGCGTGTTTGCAAGCTGTATCCTATATTAGAAGTACTACGAAGGGAGATATTACAAATAAATATAATAAATTATATAGTAGTGGCATATGCTGTAATGAAAATAATGAAGAAGAAGAGGCGACCTAAAATATTGATAATAATGATGTATAGTAATCGCGCTTTAAATAATATCAGAAAGTTGCGTTTTAAAAAATCAATAAGAAATGCGAGATTATGTTTTAGAGATTGGTATGATGAAGAAGGCATCTTCAAATTATTGAATAATCTGGAAGATAAATTGGATGCTATTATAGTATCTGGTTCTGATTATCGCATAGTTGATAGAAGGTCACCTAAAGTTCCCGAGATAATATTTAAGCACTCTAACAAGATACATATTTTGGCGATTTGCTACGGAATGCAATATATCGCTGTAAGATTTGGGAAGTTCTCTAATGTCAGAACGAGAGATGCGGGATATATTAGAAACTATGATAGACCTTTAAAAATAAAGTATCCTTTTGATATTGTAAGGACTAAATATATGTATAATCATAATGATATTGTTATCAAAGTAGGTAAGAATATGAAGGCCGTAATGAAAAGGAAAGATATGATAGATATATTATATCATAAGAAGAGGGATATATTGGGGGTACAATTTCACCCTGAATATTATGTAAAATCGGGGAAATTATTTTTCGGCACTTGGTTATCGTGGCTATCTCGTAGAAATAGCTAATGCTAATATATGGAACCTTATTTTTATTAGAATGCGTATTAATAAACATTTAAAAATTATAATAGATATATAAACATTTGATACCCAAATAAATATATAATATGGCTTTACTATCAAATTTTAATAATAGAAATGATGATTTAATTGAATTGAATAGAGAAAGTTTCAATAAGCAACCTTTTAGTTTTAATATACCAGGGGGTGGCAAGCAGTCCAATATAGCTATTAACGAAGAATTGTTTAACAGGAAAAAAATAAGTGATGATGTTATATCAATGTCTTCGGGCGGTTCTTCGCGCGGAAGTTCGTCTGGTGGTAAAAAGAAATATATGAAAAATATCGGCAATATATACCGCAATAAAGATAGAATTGGCAGAGGTTCGCGAATAGAAAGCGAGAGCGATAGTGATGAGAGTAAAAAGAGTTCAAATCGCAACAAGATTAAGAAAATATATGATGATAATGTTAGTGAAGCCAGCGGTGCCAGCGGAGGCAGTGATGAAAGCGATGAAAGTAGCGGAAGCAGTGTAGTAAGCGGAGGAAGCGAGGGAAGCGAGGGAAGCGAAGGAAGTAACGGTAGTAACGGCAGTGATGAAGGCGGAGGCGGTGGTAGCGGCGGTAGAAATAAGAATAAGTTTTTGAGCCCTAAGGAAATAATAAAGAACGAGATAAACGAAAAGAGAGAGATAATATATCAGCTGGACAGAATGGAATCTAAGGGATTTAGGATACCGTTCAAGTTCAATATGAACTCTGATATTGAAGAGATGCGGACCGAATATAATAGGATTATTAGAGAGAAGGAATTGGATGGGAGCATAAGATTTCAGCAAAAAATGTTGATGGCTTTTATCTCAGGAACTGAATATATTAACGGGCGATATGACCCGTTTTCTATTAAGCTGGATGGGTGGTCCGAACAGGTCAATGAAAATATCAACGATTATGATGATATTTTTGAGGAATTGCATTATAAATACAAGGCGACGGGCAAGAAGATGGCACCCGAATTGAGGCTCTTTATATCACTTTCAGGGAGCGCCTTTATGTTCCATTTAACGAGCAGAATGTTTAAAGAACAGCCTCTTCCTGATGTAGAGAATGTTCTCCGTTCTAATCCCGAATTAATGAAGCAATTTCAAAATGCAGCTGCAAAACAATATGTGATGGGAAATGGCGCTCCACAGCAAATGCCCCAAATGTCTCAAAATCGCGGGTCAAGCAACGATAATATGGGGTTATTCAATATGGTAAGTAATCTTTTCGGTTCTTTAAATAGCGACCCTGTACCTTCAAATATGCCGGCATATGCGCAAAATATGAATGCACAAAACAGAGGAATGGCGACGCAGCCTAACGATAAAAAGCAATATGAAGATATAGATAATATAATTAAGAACGTTCATAGCAAGATATCAATCGATGATAGCGATAATAACATAGAAACTCTTTCAGTTAGCGACGAAGAGATAACTTCAATTATAGAGGATACAGCGGATATCCAGATATTAAAAGGGCGAGGAAGACCAAAGAAGGGCACACGCACATTAAATATATAAAATACGAGGGATATAAGGGATATAAGAGTTGAATTCGACTTCTATTGTTTTTCTATATGATATATGATATATTGATATATTGATATATTGATATATTGATATATGATATATTATGAATAAAAATAAGGGTATAACTATGGTTAAATAAGGGTTAATTCGGTGCTATTTATCTATTTTTTCTAAGATTGGTTATTTTTTTAGCGGATTTATTAACAAAGCTACCGACTTCTTTAACGGATTTAACGATTCTGTCGGGGGTGCTGCGTAGAGATTTCATCGGGTTGCGGATAGTGTCTTCTACTTCCTCCTCAAATACCTCTATCTTGGATAATAGGCTGCTTAGGGTGCTTAATAGGATAGGGATGATAATTATGGTGAATAGGAGGGTTAAGAAGAGGAAGAGAGATATCATTGTACCTACGGAAATGATATCACGGCTTAAATCCTCAGAGCATTTGCATTTTTCGTTGGTTAAATATCTAACATATTCAAAAGCATAGTATATGTATACGACAAACATTAAGAAGAATACGAAGGTGGCAATTGACAATAATTGGACTACGACATATCCCATACTTTTAGCGATAGATTTAAGCGATATAATAGAGGTTATTATGAAATAACCGAGGGCTATTACAGTGAAGTTCTTGATAAAATCCTTGTTGGGGTGTTCCGAACATTCACACCCCATATTCTCCAGCTTGTAAATATAACTGAGGATTATTAACAATAATATAGCAAAAATTGCTTGGATTATGGCACTACTATAAAAAGATAAGTTATTTTCACTCTCTTTCATTGTACTATTTCTTACTCTATACTATTATATAGAAATAATTTTTTTATAATTCAATAATATTATAAATAAAAAACTTTGTAGAATTATCCAAGTTTTTAATATTTATATTTTTAATTTTATCTATTATACAATTATATTTAGCGATAGCCAAGATTTTATATAATTGTTCCAGTAAAATATCCAGAATATATTTATAGATATCGGTATTATATATAATACTAACGACATAATCTGCAATATTATTTAGCAATATTGGCAGTTCTTCGCGTTTATATTTAATCCATATCTTATTAATATTATTTATTCCGCGCTTCCACTTGGTATATTCGCAATACATATCGTATTCGTCGTTCAATACCAGAAGATTATTTTCGTATATATATTTCGGCGGATCCCATTCCTTATTGCTAATGTAATTATTCCAGAGTTTATCAATCATCACACAGACATATTCCTTGTCAAATAGAGCGAGTATATTGCTATACAGTTCATCGTCGCTCGTTTTAATATAATTCCATATATACATAAAAATATCGTCCTTGTTATCGTTATTATCATTTACAGCGATAATTTCCTTAATTTTCTCGTAGATACTATCTTTGTTTTTAATGCTTAGTTTATTTAAATTACCTATCAAACACCTTTTCAGCTCGGATTTCTTCGTAAAGTCGGGTATTATGATGTGAAATCTCGATTTAACCTTGGGTTTATTATACTTCTCTTTATTATTGTATATTTTTTTCGCCCATATCATTTTGGGGTCATAATAGGAGTTGAAACACGAATATGTATTTTTAATATCTACGGCTTTATCCAAAATATTGCGCGGTACATCTACAGAATTATATATATCTCTAAATTGTTCTATACTAATCTTGATGATTTGTTCGTCCATTATAATTAGTTATTATAAATAATCTTATATATTGATTACAATGATAATATACATAAGGCAAAAACAATAATAATTAATAAAGTATTAATGACGCGCGAGATAATTAATAGATTAGAGGAGCTATATTCAAACTATCTTGTATATAGAACTATAATTGTGTGCGATGACAATAGTCTTGACAAGTATGTCAATATACTTAGAGAGAATAATTATGATAGCTATGTATTGAAAGATTATGAAGCTGCGATAGATTATGATTCTCTGGATGTAAGAATATTTTTAATAGAGAAGGGGCATTTTATCAAGTTTATCAAGGGGTATATTGACAATAAGGTTAGCGCAAATGCGGATATAGATATAGAAACGCACAGATATGGGGCATATTTTTATAATTCAATTATAATACAATTAGATAATGATAATGATAATGATAATGATAATGATAATGATTATGATATCATAGGAGAAACCGAGAGAATTAAGAGAGAATATAAAGAAATATCTAATAATTATGATATTATTATCTAATAATAATTTAGAGGATTATACGATTTGAGGATATTAATATGGCGGCAAAAAAGAGTTTTTTCGGAAGCGATATATTTATTATGATTTCAATAATATTCTTTTTATTATTGGCTATTGCCGTTTTATTCGCATATAATAAAAATAAAATAATGGAGACTTTTATGGGCGAATCGGCGGATAAAAAATACAGAATGGAGTATTATTATATGGACGGTTGCGGACACTGCGAGGATTTTAGTAAATCCGGAGTATGGGATAAGCTTAATAGCGAATATGGTAATAAATTAGACTTTAAAAAGTATAATATGAAGGATTGCAAGGACAGATTAGATAAATAT